ATCAGTCACGGCAGAGATCCAAGCGGCGATACTGTTTCCACCACCACCGCCGCCGCCTCCGCCGCCGCCCCCGCCGCCGCCGCCAGCTACGGTTTCCGCCGCGCCGCCAGCCGCTCCACCGCCGATGCCCAGAACTGACTTGAAGGTTTCCCCAACCGACTTCAGGCCTTCCGTTATCCCCCCTTTCCCAGTGAGCCATCCAATCAGCTTTTTGATGCCCTTCTCAATGAAATCGTTCAAATAGCCCAACGCGGGTTCGGTGAACGATGACAGAACTGATGTGCCGAGTGTCTTCAGGGCGTCGGTGATCGATCCTTTTTCAGTTCCGAGCAGAATCCCGGCTATACTCTGCGCGGCATTCGTAACTGAGGTCGAAACCTGAGTCATCGAGTTCTTCCAGGGAGTTTCCAGCTTGGTGGGAAGGTTGAGTTTCAGGTCTGTTTCCAGCTTATTCAGCAGCGTGATTTGTTCCGCTGGAATCGCTATCCCCGCCGCTTTCGCCGCTTCGATTTGCGCCTGGAGCGCCTTATAAATCGCCGTCTGTTTCTCAAAGTCAGTCGCAACGCTACTGCCAAGCACTTCATCCCGCGCCGCCGCCATCTCCGCTGCGATTGTTTGTTTCGCGGCGATGGAATCCAGCCCGAGCGTCTTCATCGCATCGCCCAGCTTGTTCACTTGCGGGGTGGACAGGCCGATGGCGTCATTGATGGCCGTCGAGAATGGCGGCATCATGTCCTTCACGTTCCGCGCGGCGTTTTCGATCGAGGCGATGCTGTCGCGCAGGCGGTATGCTTCATCGATGTAATCGACGGTCTCGTTGCCGACGCGGATAAGGCCCCTATTAAACAGCTCCGTCTGCTCCTCGGCGTCGCGCAATGCTTCGCGGACCTTATGGAGTTCCGCCCAATGCTCGCCAGCGGCTTTTGATGCTTTGTCGGCGGCCGTCTTCCAATCCTTCAGTTCCTTTTCGTAATCTTTAGTACCCTTGATGTTCGGCTTGATACCATCCTTGAAGAGATCATCGAACTTCTTTGTCAAATCCTTCGAGGAGTCAGCCTGTTTATCCGTGCCCTTCGTCAGTTTCTCGAAATCTTTCTTCAGGTCATCGGCGGACCCGCCAAGATCGCCGAATATTTTTGACGCTCCTGGGATTTTTAATACCCATTCCCAGAGTTTCCCCAGCCCTCCGGCCAGGAATTCGATAACTGGAGTCAGGATGTTCTTTATTACAGCGGCCAGGGCATTAAAGCCGCCGCCGAGCAAGTTGACTGCGACGACTAACCCAGTTCCGACAATGGCCGCAACAATTTTAAGCAGTCCAAGGGCGAATTCGCCGACGATCTCCACGAGCGGGAGCAACGCAGCCCCAAGAGATACAGTGGCATCCCAGAAGGATGAAAGCCCTTCAACCAGGAAAGCGAGCGTAGACTGGACAATGGAAGATTCGGCCAACCATTTACTAAACTCCCATAGGGCCCATGCCGCAGCAATGCCGGCGAGAATTGGAGCTATCAACCCAAGGGCCGGTGTGAGAATTCCAGCAGCCCCGGCGATGGCGGAAATACCCATCGCCATCCCCCCGAAGAGTAGGAGTATTGGGCCGATGGCCGCGGCCAAGCCGGCTATAACGATAACGACCGTTTGCATGGTCGGATCGAGCGAACTGAATGCGCTGGAAACGGCCTCAATTGCCGGGACCGCGACAGTTACAAAACTTGTCACCAGCGGCGCCATCGCCGCGCCGATTTCCCCCAGCGCAAAGCGCCAGGTGTCGCTCATATTTTCAAAATCGTTTTTCAAGCCTCCAACGACGGGCGGGAGTTTCCCCAACTCCTCCATGACCATCGTGATAAATGTCTGGGAATCGACTCCCTTCTTTTGTAATGCTTCCGTGTCGATGGTTCCCCATAGCTGCTTCATCACCGTCGCCAACTGCGGAACCCGCTCGATGAGCGGTTTCAAGTTGTCGGCGGTGACCTTGCCGCGGCTGGCGAGTTGCCCGAGTTGCCGGATAACTTCGTTCAGGTCCTCCCGCCCGCGTCCGACCGTCGCCAGCGCGTTCCCGAACACTGTCAGGATGGTCGCGGCTCCGTCCGCAGTGAACCCGACCGCCTGAAGATTGATCGCGCCCCGCACTGCCTCCTCAAAGCCAAGGCCAGGCAATTTAGCAACTTCTTTTAAGTTCGTGAGTTGCCGGTCTGCCTCCTCCGCGCTACCGGTGATGGCGATGAGTCCGTTACGGAGTGCCTCCAGGTCCATCGCGGCGGAAACGGCCCCCATTCCCAGGGCGGTCAGTGGGACGGTAACGGCGGCAGAGAGTACGCCGCCAACCTTGAGGGCAGAGGAGCCGAAGGAATCCAACTTGCTCTGTGCCGTATCCAGGCCGCCGGAAAAACTCCCGGCGTCCAGCCCGAGCTTCACCAACATTTCAGAAAGGGTAGCCATCAATCAAACTCCCCGCCGATATCCGGCATTTGCTGGCTCACTGGCCGCTTCTTCCCGGCGACCTGTTCAAGGATGGCCCACACGCCGTCCTCGATCTTGTCTTTCATCGCCTCACGGCTGGCGTAGACGGAGGGCCGGAAGGCCGGGCGGGCTGACATTTTCGAAGTCCCGAGTTCAAACATCGTGGCCAGTGACATACCGAGAGTGCCGCCGGCCCATTCGACATAACCTGGGGCATCCTTATTCCGTCCGCGCTTCCGAATGCCGAAGAGTGCCGTTGCACGCTTGCGGGTCCGCTCCCGTGGGTCGGGTTTGGAATACGTGAACGCCGATGCAATCGCCCGCTTCGGCCAGCGTTTACTCGTCGCCTCCTGGACGAACCGCCGTCGCCAGATACCCGTAGCATCGCCGAGCACGTCATAGATGAGCGGCCCAACGACCGCCTTGTCCAACTCCTTCAATTGATCGGTTAGTTCCTTGATGCCCCGAATACTGAAGGATGCGATTTTGCGTGCCATTTATTTGCTGTTCAACTTGCAAGACGAATAGAGAAGATTTAACGAGGCGGAGATTTCCTCCGTGCCTTGCGCAGTCCTGCGCTTACGCCCGAAGAAATCGAGCGGTTGAATCATTTTCTGCCGCTTCTTCCCCCGGTTGACGTTGTGGATAGCCGAGGCCGCGAGGCCAGCCCGATAGTTCAGCATGTCCTCGCGTTGTTGCCAGCACTTGATGAGCGCATGAAGCTCATGGGGTGCTATGTCCCAGAACTCCTCAAACGTCAAACCAAGGTGGATTTTCGAGACCGCCCATAGCTCTAGCCAGTCGGTTGTTCCGGACTGGCCAGGATAGGGCGGCTAACAATTTCGATGCCAGCGTTTGAATGTTCTTTCAGCGCGTTGTAGAGTTCTGAAATCTTTTCAAAATCCCCCGGGAGTTGATTAGAAAACTCCTCATACTCCATTCCATCTAGATTGAGGCATGAATCGTAGAACATTCTCCCGAGAAGGTCTATCATTTTTAGATCGACCTTGCCCGCATTTAGGCCAATGTGGTTGATGGACTTGACGACTTGCCTGTGGACGAGAAAGAACTCATATTCTTTCCCGTCCAAGAGGCGAATAACGAGAGGGGGTCTTGCGTGCATCATGATGTTATGTGATTGCCGTCGCGCCGGCTTCATACTTCGTGAAGCTCGTACCGTCAAACCGGACGGTGACTTCAAGCTCCTGCCGGTCATCGAGCGGCGCCCGAGGCATCCAGTTCTTCACCCATCCCTGAAATTCCAGGGCGGTACATTTACTCCGGGTCCGGTCAACCGGGATTTCGACGCGCCACCAGATCGTGGTCCTGGCTGCCTGATAGTCGAAGAGGGCGTCCTGATCGGCTGCCGTGCCTTCGTCCAGGTCGGCCAGTAGGACGAGCCGAAGTTCCGTAACGTCGATCAATCCAGGGGCGTAACGCCGAAAGTTCGACGTACCGTGAACCGTGGTTTCTACCTCGTCGGGCTCAAGCCCCGGAATATCAGCTTCCAGGATTTGCCCGATTCCAACCCAGGAAACGGGGGAGGCGGCCGAATAGCCGACCTTCACGCCCGATCCCAACATGCCACTCTGTGCCATGTGATCCTCCTTCCGCCTCCCGGCGGTAGTCTTGCTGTAGAATGATGGGCCGGGGATACCGGCCCCACGGGTCTATCTCCCGACAGTCCCGAATCTCTTAAAGGGCTTCCGCAATGAAGAAATCGAGGACGAAATGACTGACTTGTGTTTCATCCTCGAATAGATGCAGCATGCCCCTGAACTGAATGTGTACTCCGGTAGACGTAACGCCATCCATCGCCAAGCGCACGGCATCGGCCAGCGCGCGGCCTGTCGCGTAATCAGCGGAGAACACGGAAACTTGATAGCTGTCCCAGATGCGGAGGGCCGCCAGCCCGCCATGCGTGCGCGTGGGCCGTTCCGCTACCGGGAAATGAACAATGTACGGCAATGCGAGGTTCTGGTGTGCGCCGGGCGTCTTGATGCGCGTCGCCGGGCAGTGGGATGTAACTCCACTCGTGGCCCGCAGGATGTCATAAACTTCTGTTTCGACGGTCGCCATTACTTCACGAATTCCTTGCAGTAAGCGATGAGCCAGCGCCGGTCGCCCCGTTGGTCCTCGATGTCCAGGATGTCCAGCGTGCGCGTGCCCCAGTAGATCCGGTCGGCCCGGTCGATGCCGTACGTGTTGTAATGCATCCGGATCTTGAATCGCGCTTCGGCCCATCGCTGCATCGCGGCATCCAGCTCCCGGCCTTGCATGGCCGTCACTTCCGCCCAGAATGTCCCGAGCGACGGGTAGGTGACTACATCGCTTCCGTAGGCATCCTGGCTACCGATGGTTCGCTTGCCCACGACAATCTTGTGCCGGAGGTCGCGCGCGAGAAGTGTATC